GCCGTGGAGGTATTCGGTAATGAGCGCTAAGGATCGTCTTGAAAGGGCAATGGTGGCAGCGCTCAAGCAGGCGCTTGCCACGTCTCAATCGGTCATCGTTCCGCCCGGTGGCTCGCTGTTGTGGAACTGGTTTATGGACCTGAACACCACCCGGACATGGCACATGAACGGGCCAAATCCGATCAGCTACGCGGATATAGAAGCCTACGGTCGTATTAACCGCTGGAGCCTTGCCGCGCACCACGTGGCGATCCTGCGCGCCATGGATGCTGCATATGTCGAGGACTTCTATTCGAAGCGTGTCACCGACAAGGAGGCCGTAGCACCAAAGCCTACCGGCGAGATCAGCGCTGACCTATTCGATGCGGTGTTTGGCTAATGGCGAAGGTCCTCAACAACGTTCGGTATCAGCACGGCGGATGCTCCGGCTATACAGAATACAGGTATGGCGACCAGAGCAAGGCTCTGCCGTTGGCGACGGTCAGCATTCAAAAGCCGAAGTCTGGATCGGAACCGAAGCCTGTTTATCGCGGTGAAAACAAGCGGCACCTGATTAACGATGTCGTGGACGCTCTCAGCGATTGGCGAAAGTCTCCCTTTGAAAACGAGGGCGCAATGCGTGCTGGTCTGCGAAGTGCCATGTGTTTGAAAGGCCATGCGTGGGCCGTATCCGACTGGCAAGCCGCCGAGATTATCAACGCTGCCTTTACTGATATGGCGGCGAAACGGCCTTCGTGGGAGGAAGGCGAGCGCGGTTATGCTCTATCGCTGGATTACTGCGCGTGGTGTTTTTGCGCTATCGCAGAAGAAGACCGCAGCAATGGGCGTCGGTTCTGTTCTGTGGAGTGTGCCCGCGTCAGTCTCGTTCATATGACGCGAAAGGAGGGAGGCCGCTATACCGCGACCCTGCGCAACGCCTACCGTTTGATTGAGCGGGATAAGGCGGTGCCACGCGACTGCGAGTATTGCGGCAAGACCTTCAAGTCAGATGCAAAGGGACAGCGTTTCTGCACTGGCACCTGCGCAGCGCTACACCGGGCGGGCGACAGCGTTCTTCGTGAGCGGGAATGCAAATTCTGTCATGCCACCTTCATGCCATCCAGAGGTAAGCAGCAGTATTGCACTATCAAATGTTCCCGCCATGCCAACGTTAAGGCGCAAACCGATGCACTGGCGCACGTCACGCTGATATGCGGATGCTGTGGTTTGGCCTTTAATCCCAAGACCGAAAAGACGCGCTATTGCTCCCCAAAGTGTCAGACCGAGATGGGAATACGAGCGTGGAAGGAACGGAAACGAGCAGAGAACCCGCTTCGGAAAACCTGCTGCGAACACTGTGGCGACACTTTCATGCCAGTCCGCAGGAACGGTCAGCGCTTCTGTTCGGATGCCTGTATCTTCGATGCGAGGCGATACCGGGCGGGCGCGAAGCCTCGAAAAATGACCCGGCGTGTGTTTGATCACTTCATCGGAATGCATTTTGACAAGGCGTGGAATAGCCGCCTTACGCCGCAGCGCTTCGACTGGATACTGATGGAAAGAGGGGCAACGATAACGATGGAAGTGGCCGCTTAGGCCACCTCTCTCCACCTACGTACCGAAAAAAACTGGTTCCCACCGTCCATGCTATATTGCCTTTCGCCTTTGGCTAGGGCGGCTCGAACGTTTGGCCCCATTCCGAAAGCACCAGCGGGATGCAATATGCCAGTCAACGTTCCGATAGTATCAGTTTCAAACTCAATTATTCTGCCCGTGGGCGGATCATCCATACGCCAATCGGTCATTTCAAACTCTCTTCTGCAGGTCAGTGAAAGCAAACGCCGCCGGTTGTCCTGGGTTCGCGTTGGTGATGTGAATAGGACGATCTTCACCGCCAAATCGAATTGCAACGCTCGGCTCATCGAACGCCAGCATAAATGTTTCTGGAGCTTCGGACTTCAAATGGCCTCTACCAGATGCATCGTAACTGAACTGGACTTCACCCTGATCCTCACCGTTCACGATGAGATTGCAAATACCGCGTTTCATTTATCCCCCCCTTAAGCCTGCTTCCATCCGCCCGACTTCTTGCCGGTGATGTCCATAACTGTTTCTGGTGTCACCGGCGAAGGCTGCTTCTGAAGCTTCTCGACACGATCCACAAGCACGGCAATGCCGAGGCAGACCGTGCCAAGGCCGAATGTGACCGCTGCAAGTATCTGATGAATTGCCGACGCGGCCTCTATAGCGAATAGCGCGCCACCGATGATTTGAAGTGCGCCCAGCGCGAATAGTACCGTTTTCATAGCCAGCCCCTTTTGCCGCAAGCTGGCAGAGGCAGGCTAAAACGTCAATCCATGTTGCATTGCATGTTGCGTGGATAATCCGTCTGGTCTGTAAGTATTTGGAATTAAATGGATAATTTTTGCAACATGTGCGACATGAAACTTCGGTACAAAATCACCTAACCATTTGATTTGGTTGGTGATCCCGGCAGGGATCGAACCTGCGGCCTACAGATTAGGAATATGATTACGTATCAATAAAATCAGTAGGTTGCTGGTTCATGTCGCATCTGTGTTGCATTCAGCCCAGAAGGGCGGCTTCTGCTGATGCTAGTTCGGATGCATCATCGTTGCGCGGGAAAAGGTGGCCGTAGGTGTCCATCGTCAACATAATGGACGAGTGTCCTAGTCTTTCTTGCACCATTTTCGGCGGCAAGCCTAACCCTCCATCCTCTCGCCGGTTGATGCACCATGAGGCATAGAAATGGCGAAGGGAGTGAAAGCCCGTATATTTCGCGGCCATAATCGGATTGCCGTCATTGTCCTTGTTGCCGGTGTCTATCGACACGCCTGCCGCGATCTGCAAAGGCTGAAAGCCACGCTGCATGATGGCTGACAGCGTTTCGACCTTTCCCAGACCATTCGGGAATGCAAGCTGTTCCGGCTTCATTTCCTCCTGCACGGTGTTTCCTTCAGCGTCCTTCACTCTAGGGCGTGGACACGCGAGACGCCATTCCTTGAGCGTATTCAGGACAAGGGGAGGCATTGGCACGGTGCGCTCACCTGCTTCTGACTTCGGCCTGCCGATATTGTTGAACCTGTCGGCCCGCTGCCGAACATGAATTTCCCGCTTTTCAAAATCGATATCGGTCCATCGCAGACCTCGTAGTTCAGAAGCGCGAAGCCCGGTGAATATTGCCGTCAGCAGGATAGGTCGCCATTTGCCCTGTAGTGCACCGACAATCGCCTTGATCTCGTTTGGCAGGGGAATGTCTACCCCAAGCTTGAGCTTGCCCTTCTGGCGGCGTTCTAGGCGTCTGTCCTTGCCCTTTTGACGAACACGGCTTTTCTCCCTCACAGCGTTACGAACGACAAGACCGCGCTCCTGCGCATCGGAGAGAAGCGATCCAAGGCTCACAAGCACTTTCTTGACCATAGAAGGGGATCGGCCTTCCTCAATCATCTTGTCCTCAAAGGCGCGCACGGTCGGAACATTGAGCCGTGACAGCAGCGTATCGCCAATCAGTGGCTTGATGTGCAAATCAAGATGCTGCCGGTATTGAACGATCGTACCGCGCTCAAGGCCATTCTGCTCGCCCCGCTTAATCCAAAGCTCGCCCGCCTCAGATACCGTGGCGCTGGCGCTGTCTGCCACATGGACGCCCTCGCGCACCTCGACCGATGCCTTAGCCGCGAATACGTCCGCTTCCTTTTTCTTGGCGAAAGTCTTCAGGCGGCGTTTGCCCTGGGTGTCCTTGTAATCGACCACCCATGCGGTTTTCTGCTCGCCTTTCGGCGTTGTCCATTCTCGTTTGCGTATCGACATCAGAACGGTATCTCATCATCCAGATCGCGGCTGAAGGGCTTGGGCTGTTCCTCTTTCGTTACAATCGGCCAATCAGGAGCTTTTAGCTTCGCGGCCTTGAGGGCGGCTTGCATGGCTTTCCCAGCAGCGAAATAATCGTTTGCCTTTTCGTCGTCATGTATCTGAATGTACTGATCGATTTTCGGCCAAAGCACGTCGATGTAGTGGTTTAGGAAGTTCAGTCTATCCTTCTTTGACCAGAAGAACGGCCAATGCTCCTTGCAGAAGGCAAGGCGCTTCTCTTCCTCGAATGTCGGAAAGAACTCGCGCCGTTCGGTTATTTTCAAAGCCCGAACGCCGTCGCTTACATCCCAAAAATCATTCCATGTGAGGCTACCGCCATTCTCATAATCTTGCAGTCGCTCTTGATCCGCTGATGACATGATCGACCGCTCGACAACTGTAGTGATTGTCTGGCCTTTCAAGCGCGAAATGTAATCAAGGACGAACCTCGATTTTGGGTCTAGCCGTATTGTAAGCGTTTCGCTTTTTCCGGCACGTGATGGTTCTCTGGCCATGTTTGGTTCTCCACATTATTCACAATCAATACACGTACTACAAAATTAGTGCAAATAGTGCTTGACGATCACGTTTTTTCGAATAGGGTTAACGTATTGCAAAATTAGTGCAGAAGGTTACCTTGCAATGACATTGAAAGCCGAACCAAAAGAGAACATTGAGCTAATCTGGGGTAGCGACCAGATCGGGGAAGTGATTGGCCGTAGCGCACGTCAAGTAAATCACCTGTTATCAATAGGGGCGCTGCCTGCGAAAAAAGTAGGAGGAACATGGGTAGCCGAACGCGGCAGGCTCATCGCCTATCTGATGGGAGACGCCGCATGACCCAGAAAACAAAATGCCCGGCAGAGGCTGCAACCTCAAAACCGGGCGACGTTCACCTCACCCCACCAAAAGGAAAGAAGAACATGAGCAGCAATACCACAGAAGTCATTCTGGCCGCAAGCGAGCACCCAGAGCGCCGTATTAGAAACCTCGCCAAAGAAATTTCATCCGCCTTGGACGAGGTTGGCGACTATCGGGTTGTCATCATCTACCCATCCGCTCAAGCAGATTACCCGGTTCAGATTTGCCTCGACGGTGAGTTTTCCGAACTGCTTGAGGCAGTAGTCAAGATGCGCAAGGAATTGAGGGAGGCAGCACAATGAGCAGCCCTGCAGTTCACCGCCTACGCCGTCTCACGCTGGAGAAGTGGATAGAAGACGCTATCGCGCTTCTGGATACCATAGATGGCGATCCCGATTTCGAGGATGACCGCGAATACGAGGAGGAGCGAGAAATCGACGCCGCTGAAATGGGCATCGCTGACGTTGATGCTATTGCCGAGTATTTCCCCGGCTTCGCATATGGGAGTGTTCTGTAATGATGCTCCTCTATTCATTCCGCAATCGCTGCTGGCAGTGGCTCGCGCTCTGGGCCTGCCGACAAGCTGACCGCTCTTATGAGGACTTTATGCGGAGATACGACCGATGAGCACCTTCCGCATTCGTATCAGCGCAGCACGGTTCGTTCTCAGGGCGTCCCGTTGGTTTGCTGGTTTCATTTGCCTGGAGCTTAAAGCGTCCGAAGATCGGAGAAATAACCGATGACAGCACAAATCACGCCTAGCCGTAAAACTGGAAGGCCAAAAGGGTATATCCAGAATTATCAACCCCAGGCTAAAACGAAAGCGCTGCTTGATGCTGTTCAAATGGTGCTGGATGAATACCGCGCTCACTGGCCTCTGACCATTCGTCAGGTGTTCTATCGTCTGGTAGGTGCTTACGGCTATCCAAAAGACGAAAGCTTCTACAGCCGCTTGATTGATCACGTGGGCAATGCCCGACGCGGCAGGGTTATCCCGTTCGATGCAATCCGCGACGATGGGGTGACCACATATCGGCTCGATCACTTCAACGACCAAGACCATTTCTTGAAGTACGTTCGCGAGCTTGGCGAGAACTATCAACGCAATATGCTGGCATCCCAGCCTCGTCATATCGAGGTCTGGTGTGAAGCTGCGGGCATGTTGCAGCAAATCTCAAAGGTGACACGCGATTATTCGATCCGTGCCTATTCATCAGGAGGCTTTGACAGCGTGACCGCAAAGAAGGACTTGGCAGATCGCATTTGTGATCTCGGCAAGCCAGCCGTAATCATTCACCTGGGCGATTACGATCCAAGCGGCAAATCTATGTTCGATGTGATTGCCGAAGATGTGAGCGCATTTGTAGAAGCAGACAGACCGTGGAACTCTATCACTGTCGATTTCTTGCGAGTTGCCCTAACCGACGTTCAAGTCGCGGTTCACCGATTGCCAACGGTTCCACCAAAGAAAACCGACAGCCGAACGGCGAAATGGGTAGGCGAAACCTGCCAGCTTGAGGCTCTGTCGCCCGACATGATCGCAACCATTCTTCGCGGCGCAATCGCCGATCTCCTTAATCCTGATCAACTGAACCATGACCGTGTAATGGAGGAGTTTGAACGCAACCAAATATCATACGCGCTGCCCGCGCCAAGAGGTGACGCATGAGCAGCAAGTACAAACGGAAGGGCAAATCCAAGTTCATCATGATTGATGGATACGTGAAGCGCTGCGCAGCTTGGAAGGCTCTCACACCGGTTGAACGCGCCGCCTACCTTGAGGTTAAATGGCGGTACGATGGAATGAACAATGGCCGTATCGGATTAGGCCTGCGCGAACTTGCCGATGAGATCAACATGGGGCGCGATACTGCCGGTCGCGCTCTGGACGCTCTTGTTGGTTATGGCTTCATCGTGAAGACCAAGGCGAGCGCCTTCAACGTCAAAAATCGCAAGGTCGCTGAATGGCGACTGACAGAATATCCATGTGACGTTACCGGCGAACTGCCCACGAAAACATTCATGCGATGGGAGCCGAAGAAAAAACAACAGTCGCACCCATCGGACACACAGTCGCATGCATCGGACTGTGACCATGAAAAGGAGGAGCGAAAAGGCCCTCACAGTCGCACCCATCGGACTGTGAAGCCAGTTTTGGACATTTCACAGTCGCACCCATCGGACACATATAGATATACCATAGGGGGTATAGCCGATGTCTCGCGATGATCTTCCGCTATTCAACTGGTCGCCAGCCTGCCAGTTCATTGCCTTCCCTCTCAAGAGACGGATCGGTCGCATTCGTCGTGTGGCCGAAGTCTATGACCGCAAGACCGAGCGTGATCGTGAAGGCTACTGGCGAACGACTGTCAACAATCTCGTGACGCATCTGGAACGGCTTGGCTATTCCGAAGAACAGGTCACCGAGGAAATCGAAGCTTTCCGAGATGCTGTGAGCGCAGAGCTTTTCATCATAAGCCAGAGAAAACCACTATCGGGCCAGAAAGGCCCCGGAGGTGCCGCATGACCGAGCAATCTAATCCCCGCGTTACGGAGGCAGCGAAATGGCTGGCGACGACGCCCGACCATCAGAAGCCGCATCCGGTTATTCAGGAACTGCGCCAGCGGTTCGCCCTGACTGCGCTAGAAGCTAGTCTGGCGGCAACTGAGGCCCGTTTAATCCGTGCGAGGTCAAATTGATGGACGATATCAGCGACGAAGAACTTGAACGCCGCATGTCGGCTAAGCTGTTTGGCAGTGAAGGGCGAAAAGGTCCCGTGGTTGAGGTGCGCAGGAGCCGGACGCCCAAAAAGCCTGTGCCGGTTGTCGAGGCTGTGGCAAAAGAAATCCCTATTATGGAAGGCGGGGATGACTGTTGGGTCGTAACATTCACATCATTGCTGCCTGACGGTAAGCGCATTCATCTTAAGTCTATCCGTTCGCCTGCCACAATCGATCATCGGCAGGTTATTCGTGAATACGAAGCTGAAGGACGTATCATCCAGTGGGCCAGCAAAACGCCGGAGGAGATGCTAGATGACGACGGCTGCTAGACCCCAACTCACACCGGAGAAGCTGGACAAGATGATGGCTCCACCACGGCCACGAACTCGGATTATCTGGACGGCGGAAGCTATCGCCGCCCAGATCGGCACATCAGCCGATTATGTCAGGCACACCCTTGTCAATCTGGAGGGAAGCCCGGTAAAGAAGATGGGGACACGTTATTGCGCCCATGCCGATGACCTCGATGCATTCTTTCGAGCGCGCCCCATACAAACCTAGTTTAACCCATTCTATCCGATAACATTTTCGGGTTTTACGAGCGACATTAGGGGCCATGAAGATATGGCCCTTTTACCGCAAAAAAGCACTGACTGACGATCAGATACTTGAACTGATCGGCAGCGGTATTCCGACAGCGACAGGCGTTGCCGTTTCGATTGAAACCGCCCTGCGCGTCCCTGCCGTCGCGACAGCGGTGCGCACCATTTCCGAAGCCGCTGCCAGTCTCAAGAGCAAGGTTGTTCAGATCAATCCGGACGGCACCGAGACCGAAGTAGAAGGTCACCCTGCTGCCGCCTTGCTTCGTGGCGAGGCGAACGAGTGGACATCGGGCTTCGAACTGATCCGCTCCATTATGGTCGATGCGCTATGCCGGGATCAGGGCGGGCTTGCCCGTGTCACCCGTAGCTCTGACAATCGCCCTCTGGAAATCATCCGCTACCGTCCCGGCTTCATCAACGTGGATTATCCCGATGATGACCTACAGCCCCGCTATCGTGTGAACGGTATTATCCAGAATGCCGCCGATATCATCCATCTGCGCGGCACATACGACAAGTCTCCGCTGACACTGTGCCGTGAGGCCATCGGCGTTGCTATCGTCATGGAGCGCCACGCGGCTCGCTTGTTTGGTCGTGGCGCACGTCCCGGCGGTGTCCTTCGCACCAAGAAGCCCCTTGGCGACCAGGGTGCGTTGAACATGGTCACCATGTGGCGCAAGCAAATGGATGGCGCTGATAATTCGGGCCAGACAGCTATTCTGTACGACGATGCCGAATGGGTGCAGATGCAGCTTTCCAGCGTCGATGCTCAATTCCAACAGCTTCGCCTTTTCCAGCTTCAGGAAATCGCCCGCGCCTTTAACCTTCCGGCGACCCTTCTGGGCGATCTGACCAAGGCCACTTGGTCGAACAGTGCCGAGATGCACCGGCAGTTTCTCCAGCTTTGCCTTGAGCCATGGCTTCAGGCCCTCGAAAGCGCCTTGCGTCGTGCCTTGTTTACCAAGGACGAGCGCAAGAACCACGCCATCCGCTTCGACCGTGACGACTTTACCAATGTCGATCTGACCGCCCGTGCAACTGCAATCAGTTCGCTGCGCTCTTCCATGGTCATGACGCGCAATGAGGCGCGCAACTGGCTTGATCTGGAGCCGGTAGCGGATGGCGACACCTTTGAAAACCCGAACACAGGATCGAGCCAGCCAGGTATCGGCCACAACGGCGGTCCGAAGCTGGATGACCCGAAGCCCGAAGAGGAAGAACCGACCGATGACGCTTGATGACATCCTCAACAATGTGGCCGATCAGGACCGGGGGAGCGAGTGCGAATTGCTCGATCCCGTGAACGGCTCGCCCACTGGTATCAAGCTCTGGGTTGTTGGCCCGGATAGCAAGACGGCACATGACGCCCGTATCGCTATGACCGACGAGCTTATGGAGCGCACCCGTTCCGATGGCACGGTATCCGGTGAGGATCGCGAGCGCGCCCGTTTGAACTGTCTGGCTCGCCTTGTGACGAAGTGGCACGTCGATGACGGTCACGGCCAGTCAATCCCATTCAATCATGCGAACGTGCTGCGCCTTCTGGCCGTCTCATGGGTAGAAGCCCAGATCGATGCATTCGCCAGCAATCGCGCTTTCTTCCGTGAGGTGGCGTGATGGATAGGCTGTTCGTTGAAACCAAGATGATTGCCGGTGACGCGGGCATGATTTCCGGTCTGGCTTGGAAGTTCGGTACACCGGATCGCATTGGCGACTGGATCGAACCCGGTGCGTTCAAATCGGCCAAGATGCCTATCCCGATCCTGTTCGGCCACGACATGAACGATCCCGTGGGTACGTGGGACATAGCCGAAGAAAAGTCGGACGGCCTGCATCTGACCGGCAAGCTTCTGGTCGATGAGGTGATCCGTGCCCGCGAAGTGCAAGCACTGGTCAAGTCCGGTGCCGTTCGCGGCGTCTCTATCGGCTTCATCACGAAAAGCTCCAGCCCGCGCACCGGCGGCGGGCGCACCATCAAATCTCTTGAGCTTCTGGAAGCGTCCCTTGTGACGATCCCGATGCATCCCGGCGCGAAGGTTACTTCGGCCAAGTCGGCAGTTCTGGCGCTGAATATCGCCGCTGCCATAAACCGCGCAGCCGCGCAGATTGGAGAAAAGTGACATGCAGCATGTCATGAAGCAGGCGCTGCTCGGCAGCGTTTCAATCACTCGCAAAGGTGAAGAGGACGATCCCGTTTCTCTGGTCACCAAGTCCCTTGACGATCTTCGCACCTCGATTGACGAGCGTCTGAAGAAGGTCGAGGGCAATCCAGAACTCAAGGCGTTGATGGATCGCCTTGACGAAATCGAAAAGAAGGCCGGTCGCCTCAGTGGCGGCAAGACGGACCCGGAAGAGCAAGGCGAAATCGAGCGTAAGGCTCTGTCTCACTTTGCCCGCACCGGATCGGACGTTGAAGTCAAGGCAGCAGCGTCTGACAACAATGTCGATGGCGGCTATTTCGTTCTGCCTACCGTGGACCTCAGCATCCGCAATCTGATGACCGACCTGTCGCCTATGCGCGGCCTTGCTGAAGTCGTCAGCATCTCGACCGACCGTTACGAGCGCTTCTATTCGATGGGCAAGCGCGGCGCGAAGTGGGTCACGGAACGCGAAGACCGTCCGCAGGACACGGCTCGCCCGGAACTCATCAAGCATTCGTATGGTGTGGCCGAACTCTACGCGGCTCCGGTTGCCACCCGTCATCTGCTCGATGATGCTGCCACGGATATCGCCTCCTGGCTGATCAACAATGCCACCCACGACTTCAGCGAGACTGAAGGCGAGGCATTCATGACCGGCGACGGCATTGATAATTCTCCTACCGGCCTGCTGACCTATCCGACAGCACCGGAGAAGGATTTCACTCGTGCGTGGGGCAATTTCCAGTATGTCGCCGCCGGTGCAACTCCGACCGACATTCAACTGGCTGATGCCCTTATCAAGCTCGTTGCCACGCTGCGCCGCCCATACAAGGGCAATGCAACGTTCCTGATGAACAGCAACACGGCAATCCGCCTGCGCCAGATCAAGGATGCCAACGACCGCTATCTCTGGGCACCCACGGGCAACCTGATCGAAGGCATTGAGCACCCGCTCCTCGGCCAGCGTGTCGAGATCGATGAAACCATGCCGGACATTGGCGCAAACACCCTGCCTATCGCCTTCGGTGACTTCCGTCAGGGTTACGTCATCGTGGACCGTCAGGGCGTTCGCATCAACCGCGATGAACTCACCCAGAAGGGCCGTATCGTCTTCGACGTCTACAAGCGCGTAGGCGGCGGTGCCGGTGACTTCAATGCGATCAAGTTCCTCAAGATCGCTGCGAGCTAAGGAGGCCAAGCCATGAAAGACACCTTCCACGATAACAAGGCGGTTCAGGCTATTGCTCCGGCAGTGCTGGCCGCAAACACTAACGGCGTATCCATCGACCTCAAGGGCTTCGATAGCGCACTGTTCGTCATCAACACCGGCGCAATCGACACGGCTGGCGACTTCAGCGTGAAGCTTCAGGAAAGCGACACGGGAACGAGCGGCTGGACGGATGTGGAAGCTGCTGACCTTCTCGGCAGTGTACCGGCCACCCTTGCGGCGAACGCTGCTTATCGCATCGGCTATATCGGCTCGAAGCGTAAGCGGTATGTCCGCGCCGTTGCCACCAAGGCAGGCGGCACGAGCATTGCCGCCGGTGTGGTCGCCATCCTCGGTCACCCGAACATCGCGCCGGTGGCCTGATATGCCGGTACGCGCTCCTTCCATATGCAGTCATTGCGGCAAGGCTCACACCCGTAAAGAGCCGTGCATCACTGTGCGGCGTCTTGAGAAGGAGCGCAAAGCCCGCTTCGACAAGAAGCGACCAACAGCCCGCCAGCGTGGCTACACAGCCGAGTGGGAGAAGGCTCGCAAGGAATACCTTGCCGTCTATTCCTCCTGCGCCCGTTGTGGACAGCCTGCCACGCTGGTGGATCACCGCAAAGCTCACAAGGGCAACCAGACGCTGTTCTGGGATCGTGCCAACTGGCAGCCCCTTTGCACCCACTGTCATTCTGCCGCCAAACAATCGGAAGAGCGGCGCAATCAGAACGAGGGTTAAACCATGCCCATTTTTGCAACTGCTGGCGCGAAGGTATTCATCGGAGGTGTGCTTGATGCGAAGCCTGCCGACTTTGTGGCCGCTGACTTCACAAGCCAGACGTGGACCCAGGTGAACAATCTGGAAAGTATCGGCACCTTTGGCGACACGGCAACCGAGATCACCTTTGACGATATCGGCAAGAACCGCACCCAGAAGCTCAAGGGTACGCGCAACGCCGGTAACATGGAGATGGTCTGTGGCATCGACTATGCCGACGCTGGTCAGATCGCGCTCCTCGCTGCCGAGAAGAGCATCCACGACTATGCCTTCAAGGTCGAGTTCAACGATGCACCCGAAGACGGTACACCATCACAGCGCCTATTCATCGCCAAGGTCATGAGCGCAGCCGAACAGCTTGATACGGCCAACAACGTGATGAAGCTCAATTCGACGCTAGGCATCAATTCCAACATCGTGCGCGTCAACGCAGCGGAGGCTTAATCTATGTTCTTCGCCACGTCAGGCACTACCCTGCACATAGGAGCGTCCCGGCCAGACTGGTACGCTCGACAGGTATCAGCGTCTGACTTCGACGGCGAGGCATGGACACAGGTCAATGGCCTATCCAGCCTTGGGCAGATCAGTGGTGAATGGCAGACCGTCAGCACCACGCTGCCTGACCCGTATGCACCGGACGAACCACCCATCCCTAATCATCAGAAGGCGGTACGCCCTGCGCCCACCATGGAGGTTGTCGTTGCCCAGAACAGTGAGGACACAGGCCAGTTGCTCATGCTCACAGCGGAGAGCAACGTTGATCCTCATGCCTTTCAGTTGACCTTTGCCAATGGTGCAACCCGTCGCTTCATCGCTCATGTCATGTCGGCAAGTGAGGTGATGGAAGAGGCTAACAGCGTGGTGTGCTGGTCGTTCGGTCTCCTTCTGCAATCCAACATCGTGAGGGCAGCATGACCGACCGTGAAACATCGACCGTGAAACATCATCGACCGGGGGGTGGTCTCAAACATTCGACCCATGGCGGGGACCGGCGCGGGGAACTTCGCGCAAGACATAATGAAATTGGAGTTTTCGCAAATGGCTGAAATCGTGACGCTGGACGGCCTGAAGGAGCAACTGAATTTCACCCCGGATCAGGGCGTGGACGATGACGCTATTCTGACGCGCAAGCTCAAAGCGGCCCAGAGCTATATCGAAAGCCTGCTTGGCTTCAAGATCACCGATGTCTACGGCGGCGACGATCAGGAACCTGTACCGGATGCGCTGATTGAGGTCATCTATCAGACAGCGGCAAACTGGTACGAGAACCGCGAGGCTGTGCTTGTCGGAGTGAATGCGCAAGAACTACCGTTCGGTGTTTGGCCTATCGTCAACGAGTTCAGAAGGTACGTGTTCTGATGGGTGACGATAGCTTGCGCCGTATTCAACAGCGGCTGAACTCTATTCCTACCAACGTCAAGGAAGCGGCAGCACACGCATCATCAGTTGCTGCCGAGGATTTGGCCGGTGACATGAAGCAGTTCGCCTTATCCTCGAAGGATACTGGCGCGTTGATCAACAGTATCGAGGTGACCGGGCCGAACGAGAACACGCCTCCCTATTCGCAGCCCGGTGGCGCGGCTGTTGTCCCTGAAGGAACGTACCGGATCACAGCCGGTAACAAGGACGTTCGCTACGCCCATCTGGTCGAGTTCGGAACAGCCAAGACGGAAGCGCAACCCTTCTTCTGGCCTGCTGTGCGCGCCAATCAGAAGCAAATACTTCGCACGATCCGTCAGGCCGTCAGGAAGACGATCCGCGAGAATTGGGGCAAGAAATGACAGCGCTCATTCATCGCCTGCGCGGCTTCATGTGGACGCTTCAGGTCCGACGCATCCTGCGCAAAGCCCGCAAGGCACCCGGCCATGCTCATCGCATCTGGTTGCAGAGGAGGACCATACTGTGAGCAGCCCAGAAATCGCGCTCCAGAAGGCCTTGATCGAGCGCCTGCGCAACGACGCGGGCGTCATCGCATTGGTGCCAGCGTCAAACATTCTCGACCGGAACGCACGTCCTGTTGTCGATCCGTCGATTACGTTGGGTACTGACCAGACCGATGACGCCGAATATATCGCCCGTGACGTTGCCACGATCTTCCATGACCTGCACATCTGGAAGAAGGAACTAGGCCTAGGCGGGGCCAAGTACATCGCCGCAGCCATCATTAAGGCCGTCAAGAAGAGCCGATTTCAGCCTGTGGAGGGCTTCCACTTCGTTGACTGCTTTGTTTCCCGCACCCGCTTTCTTCGCGATCCAGAGGGCGATTTTAGCCACGGTATCGTCACTGTGCGGGCAATCACTCAGGAGGTTTTATGAGAGCCGGTAAGCTTGATCGCCTCATCACCATTCAGCGCGCCACATACGTTGATGATGGCATGGGCAACCAGACACCCGCATGGGCGAAGTTGGCAGACTTGCGCGCCCAGATCGTGCAGGCCAGCACAGAAGAATATATCCGTTCCTACGGCGCGAGTGACGACACGGTGATTATCTTCCGCACCCGATATTTCCCCGGCGTGAAGAACGAAGACCAGATCATCTATGCCGGTGCGGAGTTCGACATCAAGGAAACGAAGGAACTCGGTCGCAAGCAGGGCCTGGAAATCAGGTGTGTGAGCCGACCATGAAGGGAACCAAGCCTCAGCTTGTCATCGACAATGATGCGCTTCAGCGGCCTCCAGCGCCGCCCGCATGGCTGTCGTCAGAAGCAAAGAAGGAATGGCGTCGTGTCGTGCCGGGTCTGGTCGAGCGTCAGATACTGGCCGATGTCGATCTAGGCAGTCTGGAAAACTACTGCATCTGTATCGGGCGCATTCGCGATACCGAAGCGAAAATCCAATCTGAAAAAGACACCGACATGATGCTGAAGCTCGTGCGGGCGCAAGACAAGGCCATGGCCAGCGCTCGCCAGCTTGCCGCTGAACTCGGTCTAACACCTGTGTCGCGCTCGCGGCCAACAGTGAGGAGGCCCGCAGATGGTGACGAAGACATATCCCCAATGGATATACGATAACTCGGAGATCGAAGACACCTTCGGGCATGGCGAACGAGCCGTGCGGTTTCTCCGCGCCTTGCGTCATCCGAAGTCTTTGCTGCCGAAAAACGCATTCCAGCTTGACGAATGGCAGGAGCGGATTGTCAGGCGCATCTATGGGCCGCGACATCCTGACGGCTCACGTGTGGTCAAGACCGTTGTGTTGTTGCTGCCTCGCGGCAATCGGAAAACCAGTCTCGCCGCCGCGTTGGCGCTATTGCATACTATCGGGCCGGAACGTGTTCCTGAAGGCGAAGCCATTCTTGCCGCGGCTGACCGCAAGCAGGCCAGCATAGCGTTCAAAGAAGCCGTGAGTATCGTCCGCAAGGATAAACGTGTTGCGGCAGCGACCCGCGTCTATGACGCCCATAACAGCGCAAAGAAGATAGCGTATCCGGCGGAAGGCTCGTATCTGGAGGTCATTTCTGGTGACGCTGGATCGCAGCACGGTCGCACACCTTCGTTCGTCTTGGCTGATGAAATCCATATCTGGCCGAACAAATATCTTTGGGAAGCACTGACAACCGGCCTCGACAAGACCGATAATCCCTTGCTTGTCGTCGCCACGACCGCCGGACGCGGGCAGGATAATATCGCCTGGGATGTGGTCGAAGACGCCCGCAAAGTCGCCCGTGGCGAGGTGGACGATCCGTCTATTCTCCCGATCCTCTTCGAAGCTGACCGGAATGATGACTGGCGTGATGAAGCTGTCTGGCACGAGGTCAATCCCGGCCTGCGACACGGCTATCCGTCCCTTGATGGCTTTAGACGCCACGCCAAACGGGCGGAGCGAAGCGTAGGCGAGCGTCAATCACTTCGGCAGCTAAAGCTCAACATCTGGCTGGATGCCGCCACAGACCCGTTTGTGGACATGGACATTTATGATGCTGGCAAGGGCAGAATTGACCTCGACAGTCTCAGGGATGAGCCGTGCTGGCTTGGTGTCGATCTTTCCTCAATCATTGACCTATCGGTGATTGTGGCCTGCTGGCGTGACGCTGACGGCTATGTCGTTCACCCGTGGTTTTTCTGCCCGGAAAACAATATCGATGAACGCGAGGACAGTTCCGGCGGCTCATATCGCGAATGGGTTGACGAAGGCCTGATTTCAGCAACGGGCGAGGATACTATCGATTATAAGGCGATCACAAACCAGATCGTGGATATCTGCGAAGATTTCAACGTCCAAGAGATTGCATTCGACCCTTATCTGGCGAAGCAAGTTCAGCCGAAGCTTTTAGATATGGGCCTCCCCGCCGTGGATATGCGGCAGGTTCCATCTCTGATGATGCCTGCTGTTCACGAACTGGAGCGCGCTATTCTGGCCGGTGAGTTCCGTCACGGTGGTAATCCGGTACTGCGCCATTGCTTCTCAAATGTGGTCGTGAAGCGAAATGATAGCGGCCATGTCGCGAAATTCACCAAACCCAAACTCTGGATGTCGATTGACGGCGCTGTGGCTGCTGCCATGGCCGTATCGCGCTGTTCTCAAGGGGATAGCGGGCGATCCAGCTACGACACTTTCACCGGCAATATTGAGGATTTCATCTGATGGCGAACGAAGAACAGCTAGTTATTGATGTTGTCGCCAAGCTGAATGAGCTTGAAAAGCAGATGGCCCGTGCAAACCGGATCACGGCGCGGGCTTATCGCGAGATGTCTGCCAACTCGCGCAAGGCGACGAAGCAGATGGAGAACGACGCGGTGCGCTCGGCGGTGCGGATTAATCAGGCGCTCGCTACTATTGGCAACAAGATCGGCGGATATGGGGCGGCATTCGGTGCAGGCATTGCAGCCAATTTCACTCTTCAAGGTGCCAAGGAGCTTATTGATAGCTCGACACGTATCAGCAATGCGCTGAAGGTAGCTGGCTTGGAAGGAGAGCAGCTTACGAGCGTCTACAACAGCCTGTTTAAGTCCGCGCAACGCAATGCCGCGCCTCTGGAGGCGCTGGTGACGCTGTATGGCCGTGCCAGCCTGGTACAGAAAGAACTCAACGTCTCGACCTCCGAACTTCTCAATTTCACCGACAAGGTGGCGTTGGCCTTGCGGGTTTCAGGCCAGTCAGCACAAGAAAGTTCCGGCGCATTGCTTCAGTTGTCGCAGGCGCTCGGCTCCGGCATCGTCCGCGCCGAAGAGTTCAATTCGATCCTTGAAGGTGCACTGCCCATCGCTCAGGCGGCCGCAGCCGGGTTGAAAGAAGCGGGTGGGTCTGTCGCCAAGCTTCGCCAGTTGGTCGTTGATGGCAAGGTATCGTCTGAAGCGTTCTTCAAGGCATTCGAAGCCGGTGCCGTCATCCTTGAGGACAAGGTAGCCGGTTCCGAACTGACAGTATCGCAGGGCTTTGTTCGCCTTCAGAATGTGTTGATCGATACTGCCGGGAAGATCAACGATGTGACGGGGGCTAGTGGTCGTGTGGGTTCCGCGCTGCAATCTGTCGCCCACGTTGTCGAAGCCGCCGGTGTAGCAATTCGCAACTTTGCCGATAGCGATCTGGGGCATCTGGCAGATCGGATTTATACGATCCTCAATCCTATCGACAAGCTGATCAGCAAAATCGGAGGTCTGAAGAACCTGCCTTTGGTGATTTCCACCATCAATGAAGCAATGTTCAAGGCTGCTGCGGGTGAGCCGATCAATGATCCGAAGCCAGCGCCGAATATCCGGCGGATTGCGTTTGAAGCACTTGGTTCGACAGGCAAAGGTGATCGTGTAGCAAAAACCGGCAAACAATTGACCGGCGAAGAGATATCGGATCGCATCAACGCCGCCTTTGGCGCAGGCGTAAAGCAGGTCAGTCTTGCCGACTATCCAGTAGACGAGAAGGAAAAGAAGAAGCGTAAGACCGGCGGTTCAAAGTCGCATTCGAAAACGGCTGATCAGCAGATCGACAGCGATGTGCAGGCTATTCGCGACCGCACTGAAGCGCTGAAGCTGGAAACCGAGTTGGTGGGAAAATCCTACTACGAAGCTGAAAAGCGCCGCATGTCGCTCGACCTGGAGCAGAAAGCCCTTGCCAAGCTCAAGGATGAGGCGATCAAGAAAGGCCAAACTGATCTTTCGAATATCCAGATTTCAGCGGAACAGCGCGCCCAGATCGATGAAGTCTCTGCCGCCTATGCACGGCAGGCAGATGAGCTTCGTCGGGTCGAAGAAAACCAACAGCGCGCCGAACAAACCGCCGGTGAGTTCTACGATACTTTCAAATCTTCAGTGACCGGAGCAATCACAGGCGCGAATAGCTTGTCTGACGCGCTTCAGAACATTCTCAACAAGCTTTCTGACCTTTTGCTAAGCTCGGCATTTGATGCCCTGTTTAAGCCAGCCTCTGGCGGTTCTGGTGGCGGATCATTCGGCAATATCTTCAGCAGTCTCGGCAGTCTCATCACCGGCGCATTCGCTGACGGCACCAATTTTGCCCCAGGTGGACCGGCACTCGTTGGAGAGCGCGGGCCGGAGATCGTAAACTTGCCTCGCGGATCGACGGTCACGCCTAATCACATGCTAGGCAAAGAGGGATCGGGTGGCAGAAGCCAGAACGTCAATGTGCAGTCTGACATCCGGGTGTCCGTCGATAAGGACGGCAACCTTCAGGCTTACGTAACCGATCAGTCAACACGGGTCGCCCGACAAACCGTCGATAAATTTGCAAGAAGCAACGAGTTCAAGCAACTCGCCGCCTATGGAACGGCTGAAGTTCGCCGCCGTGGAGGTATTCGGTAATGAGCGCTAAGGATCGTCTTGAAAGGGCAATGGTGGCAGCGCTCAAGCAGGCGCTTGCCACGTCTCAATCGGTCATCGTTCCGCCCGGTGGCTCGCTGTTGTGGAAC